AAGGTAGTCGGATTACTACCAGCGGTAACATGGCCCTGTGCATTTACAGTAACGCTTTTATATGTTCCAGCAGTTACTCCGCTATTAGGATGTATATACTGAGTTACCTGCTTCCACGTACCGTCAGCACAAAGATATTTATTCGCACTACCATCACGCTTAGGTACTAAACCATCTGCAGTTGTCGATACGATCGCATATGTAGTATCTTTGGCATTAAGAGTAACAGCACCAGTAGCAGTGTCAATACTTAGAGTAACATTGTTCCCCTCAATCAGCTCAATCGCATCTTGTAAAATCATTGCACTATAAATCTTCCCATTTACTTGGATTTTTCCAAATGCGTTTTTATTAACCTGAGCCCCAACCTCGATACCATTTAATTTTTTTAGCATTTCAGGTGTCATCACACCCTTAACAAGTTCAGTTACAACTCTAAAATCCTGTTCATTCATATCAGACGAAAGCGAATCGACCCAACTTTTTACCCTGACATCATTTGATATTAAAACAGAAAAAATGTAGTTCAAGATTTTAAAATAAACCGGATCCTTCTGTATAAATTGCGGCAGTTCGTCAAAAAAGTCATTACTTTTATCCAAAAAAGCATCCGGACGTTTATATCCTGCAATCTCTTTAGGGAACAAATTATCTCTTTCTTTTGCAAGTTCTTCAACATTCATACCTTATTCCCCCTTAAAATTCCACGGACCAATTAGAAATAAATCCGCTTTCGTCGTCAACACCTTTTGGTGTTAAAAGTCGCATCTTGGCTGCTGTATTTTCGTTTTCGTCAATCAAAGCAATTTCATTGATAATTGCAGTAACATCACCGGCTAGTATTTCAGCAGTAAATTGTACTGTAGTGTCGACCGGATAAGTTACTGCTGTTATAGATTTCGTCAAAACAACATTATTCAACGGGCCATTATCACTAGGCGGGGCTGGATTTCCTTGTTCGTCAACCTCTCCACCTGTTCCAAACGCCATTTTTACAATTTTGGGAATTGTCCCCGTTGTACCAATAGCCTGAGCAAATAACGCTCTGTAATCAGCAGTAGTTTTTTTATTCGACGCCAGGAACGAACTGTTATCCATCGCCAAAACATCGATATCTTCACCATTTACATTTAAAGTATGTCTAACATTTATATCGCTCATAATCTTTCAAAACTCCCTTCTACAATTTGATTATTTTTTGTAACCACACAAGTACATAGATGCTCATAATAGCCGCTAAATTCATAACTTCCACTGCAATCATGCGTACCATCAAAACAAAACGACCCATCAAAAGTATTCTTTGTTATCACCGTCCCATTTTGCATAGTAGACAGTTCTGTATCATTAGCCATTCCATGAGCGGCAATGCACCTACAAGCAGAATTAATTTGATTTTTGGCAGCAGCTTTATGGCAATAAAAAAACGCCTGTAAAGGCGTTATTTTGAGTTTAGTAACATATTTGTTTTTTACATCTACGTGACCATAACTTGAAATTGATTGGTCGATCTTAACTTTATGACTTTGGCGTTCCCTGTAATTCTCATCTGGATAGATGCCATCAAATCTAATCGTACCATCAAAACAAAATTCGCCATCCCAATACGTTGATTTTGATATTCCCTGATTCCAAAATCGATGTCTGGCATTAATATATCCAATAGAAGAATTTTTATGCTGTATCTTCACTGGCATATTTGCATTAAAAATCCAGGCCAATCTTAACAGTTCTGCATGAAACGGTTTAACTTTGTCCAAATACTGGCGTATAATGCTGCCGGCTTCAGTAAGACTATCAAATTCAATATTTCCAGTATCATCATCATTTGCTGATAATATTACGTCAAAATAATGTGTTTTGCTATTTTTCCAAAGTCCTGAAGTTTCATCAAAAAAAGGATCACCTTCAGGTTTTTCTTCCGTATAATTACCATACTGATCTCGCCAATATGTAGGTATGCTCTCGGCAACAATACCAAACGCATTCAGAAAATACCTGATAGCCCGTTTTGTTCCTTTCATACGGCAAACATACGGCCAGTTTTTAATCTGCTTACGCCACAATTTAGTATTATAGCCATATAAAGGGCAGTTAATACCAGCAGCTAAATAAGGCAAATATTTATCATCGCAATTATCAACATCAACTATGTCCGGTAAATTCTTAACAGATTTTTCCAGATATTGAAAAGATGCATCTAACGCCTCTAAAAATGGTACAAATTCATCAGTATGGTAAATCCTAGGGACAAGTTTTGGTAATATCCCATTTTCATTCATAATCAACTCACCTCAAAATTAACATTTCCAAGTGTTAAAAGATCATATTCAGATACCGGCGTTACGGTATTTTGTGGTGTTGTAAGCTCCACCCAGTCTACACCTGGCGCACTATCCAAAGCTTTATATAAATCACTAATCCGTAAACTTTGCCCCATTTCACGATTTTCCATATCAAACAAAATTTCGATATTCTCATTGAGGTTGGCAAGCACTTCTTCTTTTAAATATCCCGACTGCATTTTTACAGTCCCGGATATATCGACAGACTGATATGTCCCTGCTGTAACTTCCACATGATCAGTAATCATCTTTGTATCATCAATAGCTGATACAAACGCATCTCCTAACGCCTTTGACGGTGCAATAAATCCACCATCAGCATCTCTGCACAAAGCATAAATACGGATAACATTCGCCTCTCCTGATCGCTCATGTATAATTGCTTTTGCTTTAGCAAATCTACCTAATCCTTTATCAGCAAAACTGTTAGCTGCAGCAGTATAATCTTCTTCGGTTACTAATCTATTTTGCTGGGAATAAGTAACCGGCGCCCACTTCCGAGCATGAGCAATAGTTTCTTCATCTTCGCCACCCGTAGCAGCTTCTTCATTTGTGACAGTAACTGCAACAGGCTGTCCATTTGCATCGTAACCAGTACCATTCACTTTGATAAGCGTATTCTTGACAATGTTTCCTTTTAGCCCGCCGCCAACACGATAAACGATTTTAACCATGCTTCCTGCCGTCGGAATTAATCCATTGCGGTTATCACCAAAAATAATTTTGCCACGACCTAACGCATCAATTTCTACCGTATAGTTTTTTGATAACGCACTAGCAAAAGCAAAACTTTCGACCTCTGTCCATTTCTCATATCCAACAGAGATTTGTTTTATATCAATGACACCTGTTTTAGATATTAAAAAACTCTGATTGGCAGAGCCATCAGAGACACCAAGTATTTCTGTATAAGTTTCCCCTTGTGTAGCAGTACCGAATCCATTTAACTCACCAGCTAAAATAATTACATCGGCATCCAATTCAAACACAATTTTTTCTGAGGTAGTCAATTTTGTACCAGCATTGATAGTTACATTACTTGGCACAGTGTATTTCAATGTAATTTTTACAGTAACTTTGGAGGGCACCGCACTACTTAATACATACCCAATTGCTTTGCAGCAGTTTATGGCTTTTTGACGTTCCCTTGCCGTGACTAAAAAACATTCATTTGCTTGCCGGTCAAGATAAAAAAGTAACAAGTCGATTATATAAGCGTGAACCTCAAGTAACATTCTGCCGGCATTATCATGCTCGAAATCAGTCCAAGTATCAGGATACTTGGCTTTGATTTGTGCGATAACATCCGAAACAATACTGTCATGGTCCTTGTCAATATAATTTATTCGCACCAAATCACCCATTGATTTTCACCCCCATATTTCCAACTAAAAACATGCTGCTTTCTTCTATTCCGGTTTCATTGTATATCCAACTCAAACTGACTAAAAATATTCCTTTATCCTCATCCTTTTCAAGCTCCACATCGTTCAAGGAAATCCTTTTCTCCCATAAAATAATCGCATCTACAATATAGGTTTTTGCTAAATAATATGTGGCAGTATCCATTGGCTCAAAAAGAAGATTCCGAAGTTTGCAACCAAATTCCGGTAACATTACCCTTTCACCGGGGATTGTTCCTAAAATTTGAGCAATATTGCTTTTTATTAAATCAGCACCAACATCAACTTTAAAATACCCCTGGGCACCACGGACGAACGGACTTGATATACCTTTATCCATATCAATCACCTAACCATTAATAATTACATCACTACTACCTGTGGCCATAGTATCGCCACAAGATATAGCATCACCAATGCGGCAGGCAGATTTCCCATTTACAATAACATTTTGACTGCCTGACGACGATGTCCCACTATGCGGGCTGTGATCTTCGCAGGCGCCATGCGTTTGCCATGCATCACCAACCCTATTTTGTCCCCTACCATTTACAATAACATCAGAACTTGCTCCAACAGCAGGGGTAGCAGGATAACAATGTGGATGCCCTGTGCTCATATCACCTAATCTCACAGCCCCCGGCATATTAAATTACCTCCTAATTCAAATAAATTTTCGTTCCATTTATTTTTATATTGCCTGAAGAATCCATTAGGATAGTTGCACCAGCGGCGGAAGTTATTTTTATATATTCCCCTCCTGGTTTGTCACACTGTTCAATACAATGTCCTCCAGCAGTACGCTCAACACGATAGTAATGTGCATTCACCATATCGTCACCGACAACACAACTTGGAATCTCTTTTAAAGAAATCCACGCACCAGTCCAAATAGGATTATTAGGATCCGGTTCACCATCAGTACATAAAAACTCAACATAAACGGCTTCTCCAATTTCAGGAACACAAAAATCACCTGGTTTTGCAAATTTCGGATAAGCCCACGGAAGTTCCGCTATACTGGAAGTTCCATAAGCTGCTTGAACATAAACTTTGATGCGCCCTAATTTTTGCGGGTCATTATTCTCCATAACAGTCCCTCTATGTGTTCCCCAAAGTTGATTTTTCAAAAAATCACCCCACATTTATTTCAACAGTATCATTATCAGATTCCGGAACAGCTACACCATTATCAGAAGTTCTGCTATCACTATTACTATTATCAGTTTTATTAGAAGTGTTGGCGGCTTGTTGCCCAGCTTCTGGACGAACTAATTTTAGTGAACTAATGTAACGATTCCCCATAAATTCATGTCGCACAGATGATATTCTCCAATCTCCATTCAGTTTAGATCCACAGTGTTCTAAAGTGCAGGTTTTCTTTGACTTTATTGTAGGGTCACCAATTATCCGGGCAGTCGCTTCCCAACCTTTCATTTGAGATCGTTTACTTTCATTATCAGCCTTTCTGCGACTTCTCTCACTATTTCTATTAGTGCTAATTATACGACCGACACTATCATCATTTACAGACATTCAATCACCTACATTTCTAATAACCTCGTCGTCCTCCTGATTTTGTTGATCTTGGTTCTGAGTATTTTTTTCATTAACTAATTCTTTACTATCAGGATCGATACCAACAACTGTAGTATCTTTTCTTTCTGCTTCTCCCTGTCCACCATTATATGTAGCCCTAACAGATAATAAATTTTTACGATAGGCCAATTTTACACTTGATTCAGAAAGTACATACGGCATTACAACTAAAGTATTATTCTCTACCCAAACACTACAACCACGCTCAATAGCAATCTCTTTGGCAAACTCCATATCAGTTTTGCCACCCTGAGAGACAGTCTCCATATAAAAATCATCAGGAATAGACAAATCACACTTCAATTTATTACGGGCAGCAATATCCTTTAGGACATCAGCACCATATACTTGACCATAACAGGCCCTAGGCTTATTTTTAACCAAGTCTATTCCTTTATCCAATGCTTTTACCTCAATGGTAGGAACCCCATTTTCAGGCAGATTATATTCGATCTGTTCAATTTTACATAATCGTCTTTGCAAATTGCCAACGTAACCAAAAACAAAAAGCAGTTCCACATTTTTAGCCAGCTCCGGCGAATCCTGCAAAGTCAGATCTTTATCTAAAACAGTAAAAGATAATTCATCGAGTTTTTCCTCATTATCTTCAAGTACTGCTTTAGTTATGTTATTCATAATTTTTTCCGGTAATTCTTCGCCATTCGCAAATATAGCAAAAAACGGCTCATATGCCCCACGTTTACCATATACAGTCATACTTCCATCACCAACCTATACACAGTAGACTTTGCAGGGATACGAAGCCGTTTGCCAGTTTCAAGATGCAGGGGATTACTAATATCGTTCGCCTCGGCAATAATCCACCAATAACTACAATCGCCATAATATTTATAGGCAAGTAAATCAATGCGATCGTAATCAGCCACAGTATGGTATTGATCAGTTTCTTTTAAAGGAAATTCTATATACGGACGTGTTCCACGATAACCAACTTTATCGGTTTGATCATAATATCTAACAGCAAATCTATGTCGAGATATTTTATCCATATTTATGACCTCCTACCGAAATTATTATCGTCATGCCATTCTGTAAGTTCAATATCAACAGTTGCCCAAAGCGGATCTAAACTTTTCGTCCACAAATTGTTGTAACGTACTTTCGCTTGAGTTATCAACCATTTTTTACTGCCGTTAAAAAGATTTCCAAAAAGAAATAATACCCTATGCGGAGCTGCCGACAAGTAACCTTCTGCATCATATGTCGGTGTCTTCACTCTTTCTAACCATTGTATTTTTCTACGGACATAATTATCATCAGAGTTCTTCCGGTAGAAATCTAAAGAATACGCTAGTTTTCTGCTACTATTACTACTCCATTGAGCAACGCTATGTCCTTGTCCCGGTATATTAATAAAAGCATAATTTACCGAAATATCATCATCAATTTCTCCTGGATTAAAGCAAAACTCTAATCTTGATCCATTTTCTACATCAACCAAACACCCAGTTACAGGCTTTGGAGCAGAACCAGCAAGAGCAGTAAAAGACCGCATTATATCGTTAAACTGCACGATCATCACCATCCTTAAATCGCTCAAATTTATCTACCCTTTTTACTGCACGATAAATTTGTTCACCATCAAGATATACTATGCTTTCAACAATAAACGGCTTTTCCTGTTGCTTTTCTGCCGACAGCATATGATCAACAACTGTTCTCTTTTCTGATACAAAACGATTAGTGATATTCCTAATAAAATCAGGTCTGCCGCCCACAGGATCATTATCATCATTTTCTTTTACAACTTTTGCAAAATGCTTAGGCATAACCGGAAACTTAGTAGCCATATAAGCAGGTAATACGTCAACCTTTGCTTTATGCGGAAGTATTGACGAAAACCCCTTTTCTACCGCACTCTGCAAAGCTGGACTTCCAGCATTAACACCTGTTGCCAGCGTAGTCATTAACCTACTGCCTGAAAGAGTTAACGTAGATAACGGACCTTCCTTCGCATCCGAAAACGGCAGCATTCTCCGTATCCGGGCAAGTCCTTCACGTACTGCATCAATAGGCCCATTAACAGCACTTTTTATACCAGCACAAAATGCGTCCCAAAGACTGGCACCAGAAGTAAAGAAAGTAGTCCGAAAACTTGTGAAAAATGCAACGATCATACTAAATGGCCATAACATAGTCCCGAATAATATTTGCCCATAAGCACTAAAAAAGTTTACTACTCCATTCCACATATCTTGCAGGAACGTACAAAACCCGGACCAAAGCTCATTACCATACGAAACGATACCATCCCAGGTACTTGTCATAAATAAACTAAAGCTGTTCCATAAATCAGTACAATACGCACATACAGCATCCCAGTTTTCATAAAGCAACCAAGCTGCAAGCACAATACCAGCAATAACCAATACAATAGGATTGCCCATTATATAAGCAAATAAAGGTTTTAAAATACCAAACAACGCAGAAAACGGCGCAATAATACCACCTACAACAGTACTAATTGCGGAAAATGCTAATTGCAGCATTAGAAAAGGTACAATATAAGTGGCCAACTTCCCAAACATAAAGCCAATCTCTTTCCAATCGCTTAATTTACTGCGGTCAATATTGAGCAACCCACTAAGTAAATCAGCAATTGGCCCTCCATCTTGCTTTAACTTATCCAGTTGTTTTCCCAGCCATGCAAATTCATTTCCAACACCTTGACCAAAGCTTTTCGCAAATTGCTGTACTCTAAAAAATACAGCACCTAGCCGTTCTAATACATCTGCGCCATACTCTACATTGCTGAACCCTAAATCCTTAATCAGCGACTTTTTAATTTTCACAGTACCATCATCAGCAGCATTGCTGGCAATATCCCACGCTGCTGATAACCTTGAAACCGCTGTTTTGATACCAAGAAAATTATAATCATATGCTTTGTAAAGCGCATAAAGTAAAGCCATGTGCCCGAACATTCTGAGAGATGTTTTGGCAAAACCGCTGTTAAAATTTAAAAGTCCTAAAGTACCTTTCTTTAAACTTGCAACAAATTGACCACCAATACCAGCAGAAAGCAATTTTGATGCTCCATAACTAGCCATCATTGCACCACGCATTATCAAAAACAAAGACGCAAACCCTAATCCTGCCCCTATTACGCCCAGAATCGGTTTAGGAAGGCTAGCAAAACCTTTCATAATCAATTCTAAAGGCCGAAGAATTAAACTTAATACAGGCAAAAATATTGTTCCAAAACGCTTCATGCCAACAGCGAAAGAAGCACCTATTCTACGTCCTTGCATAATAACTGTATCAGCCATTTTCCTGTAGGCTTCCTCAGTAGATCCACCTTTTCTATTCATGTCGTTCATGACAGAGGTAAAGGTATCGCCATTATTTTTCATAATCGCAAAGACAAAGTTTAACGCTTCGACAGATCCGAACAGCTGTGTCATCATACCGACATCGCCTTTTGTTGATGCATAAACATCATCAAGTACGCCTCTTAATCCTTTGGCTTTCAATGCTTCAGCATCAAATGCCAAGCCTAGGCTGTCAGCTAATTTCGCTCCTTCAGAAGTTGGTTTCATAATATTTGACAATGCGGCTTTCAAACCAGTTGCAGCTTCCTCAGTTTTCTGTCCGGACAATGTCGCCGTTGCAATGGAACCAAACATCTCATTTATTGATACACCTACATTGGAAGCCAACGGCGCAACTCTGCCAATTACACCAGATAATTCTCCGATTGTAGTTTTACCACGCTTCATTGCCACAAACATAGCGTCTGTAACTTCTTCTGATTGTTCAGCTGCAAGGTTATATGCGTTAAGAACAGATGTTAAACCATTTGAGGCAGTTCCCATATCCGTTATACCGCCGATAGCCAATTTTGCAGAAGCATCTAAAGCATAATTTACTTTTGCCGCATCAATGCCGGCAGAAATTAAATTATATTCTGCACTCGCCATTTCATCAGTCTTTTTTCCGAACTTCATAGCTGCAGCATTTGCTGTATCGCTTAACTGACTCACCAGCCCCATTTGATTTTTAGCAAGCAAAGTACTAACTTCGGCCATCTTATACTGCCCCAGAGCAGCATTCATCGTCGGAATTAGCATAGATCCCATGATAGTAAAACCAACAGCCATTTGAGCGGCGCCATTTTTTATACGTGTTAAGTTCTTATCAAATACAGATGTAAGATCAGCAGTATGTTGCTTCAATTCATCAATTTTGACTTTTGCTTTTTCAATTCCACCACTGGCCATATCCTTGAATTCTAATACGAACCCCAAGCCCATAGCGGATTCCATCGCCTCCACAGTATCACCTGCTTTCCAAAGCCTTTTCTTCGGCTTCATACTGTTTTAATAAACGATCAACAAATTTTCTTCTGAGTAAGCGGGGCATCTCTGCAACATCAGTAAATGACCATGACATAGCCTTATAACAAAGTAAAAATATTTCTTCATCAGGATCACATAGGTCACCATATAGGTCACTTACTGGTTGAAAAAATTTTGATCAGAAATAATAATATGCTCAAAAGTTTCGTCACATCTATCACACGGCAGTTTTATGATTGGCTTTAATCCCCAAATCAATTCATTCGACCGTTTTCTTATATTCAATAAATCTTTCGCAGTAAGGTTTTCTAAAGCTGACGCAGTAACATCTTTTCCGTTGATCTGATCAATCAAAACTACCGTCATATCAGTTTTACTAACTTGCCCCTTATCGACAGCTTTATTTATCAATCTACGTTCACGGTGCCCGTTCGGAATACCAATAGTAGCAATTCCACCATCAACTAATGAAATATCAATAGTATCGCTTTCACCTTTGGGAATAATTTGAATACCGCCATTTTCAAGCAGTTCTGACAAATTCACTGTGTAATTATTCTTTTTGCCACAGTGAGGGCATTTTACCTCAAATTCAAACTCGTCACCATAAGATAAAATCCTCAAATGTACTAAAATATAATTACGATCCCCGGAGTGCAAATTTAAAACTTCCCGCTCACTCGGAGATTCTCCATTAAACTTTGCGCAAGACATAATAACATAATCATAGTTCTTACCCTGTTTCACCAGCTTTTCATCTGTAAATATTTTTTCGTCTTTATATTTCATCGGACTTAACTCAACACTGATACCAGATACTGGCAGTACTAACTCCATATTTATTCCTCCTAAAATCAAAGGCGGATTTAAGGTTATTACTTCACCTTAAACCGCCTTTTGAAATTAAACTTTTTCGTAATATGTATAACAAATAGTAAGTTTCTCCATATTTGCATCAGACGAACCATCACCAAAGTCGTCATATTCAATCTTCTTGCACCAGGCTTCATGCAAAATAAACCTGTCAATAACATTACCACGACGATCAAGCCGTTCAAGCTCAACCTGTTTAGTATAAGCCGAACCAAGTTCATTGTTAGGCCCATCTGCCGCCGAATTAAACCATTCGTCAGCTTCAAGATCACTGCCAATACGCTGACCTCTTTCAAGAGTAATGTCATTGTATTTTATCCGGCCTGGATACTTTTCATCAAAAATCAAACCTGCTGGCTTGAATGTACTTTCTTCAATTTCTTTAGAAGGCAAATTCCCCTTCTGGAAATATGCTGCCTCCATAGCACCAATACGCACACGATATTGCCACC